TAAGGCTCTATTTGTGCCTTCAGTGGCTAATTCGTTCTTTCTTTTGGTAGAAATTAAAGCTAATTCCGCTTGATTTTGTTCTTTCCAAACTTGGGAATTCTCACGAATAATTTTTTGCAAACCGCTTTCGGAAGCTTGAAGTAATTTATTAGCGTTAATTGCTTGAAGCGTGACTAAATTTTCTTGGTTTTTAAGGTCAATGTATTCCTTTTGATTACTTATGTTTCTAAAAGTATTAATAAGCGGGGCCATGTCTTTCAATGATGCAACAAAAGTTTTATTAGCATCAATAGCCTGCTGCATATTCTTCGCATAGTCAGAACCAAGGCGCAACGCTTCCTCTTCAATTAAATCTTTCCTGGTAATTAATCCGTCTTTTGCCATCGCTTATTTTTTTGGTGTGTTGCTGTTTTCGATTGCTTTTATTTTTTCTTGAACTTGAATCTGTAAGGCTAAAACTTTTGTAAAAGGAACGGTGTTATAATCAAAATCGATTCCTAATATCGCGGTGTAAAAAGCCAGCACTTCATCAATATTTACTTTTTTTATGTCTTGGTTTTCTTCGACTTTTGGCAATTTGTTTTCAAATTTCTTGATGCTGAATAAGATTGCTTTGCTTTCCCTTGTCACGCGCTCTAAATCAGGGTAATAATTAGCGGTGGTAATGGTATAACCGTATTCTCTTAAAATAGTGGCTAATTCCTCGTCATAATCAAATTCTAAGGCGGTTACTGCTAATTGAATAAAATCATGCTTACATCTTAAAGCGGAAATTTCCTTTTCTAAATTGAGAATCTTATCGCCTTCGTTGTTTGGGTCTAAATCCATTAACTCCTGATACATATTTTGCCATATCTCGCCCAGTTTTTCATAGTCTGGCTTTTCATCATCTGTCAATAAATGAAGGTTAGAAAGTGGATCATTGATTATTTTTAGGACCACTTTATAAGGCGTGGTTTCAAGGTTTTTATAAGTCATATTCCTAAAGTTTTTCGGTAGTGCGTTAAAATAAAAGGCTTCAATTCTATCTCAATTATTTGTCTTAGATTTTCATCTGTTAACCCTAATATGTCTTTTGAAAGCCAGTTTTTTGACTTCATTATATCGGCTAAGTGTGGCGATTTCGAACCAAAACGAATCACTCCAGATACTTCTTGCATGTACATCTGTTTGAATAAATCCCCCGAATCTTTGGCATCGAATGGCTCTCCTTTTTTCTTTCTTCCTTTGGTTATTTGTTCGGTAGCAAAGGAGTAAAACCCAATTACTTGACCGTGTATGTCTTGGCTATCTTCATACAACTGCTCTTTATTTCTATCTAAGATTTTCTTTTCGATGCTTTTTATAAATCGAAACAAAGCCTTTGAAACCTTATCAGGATTTAGTGTTTTAGCTTTTACAAGTTGTTGATTGAAGTTTGCCATGTTCTTTTTATAAAAAAAAGAGGTCAAACCGATAGTTTCAGTTTTGACCTCTTTTACAATAAGATTTATTTAATCTATTTCTTAGCGTCAGCAGTAGCTATTTTAAAAGCTTCTTTCATTTTCACTAATCTTTCTTTCTCTGGGAATTTCTTAAACACATGTGTGTCTTCAAATTCAGCTCTAAACACTTCAAAAGTGCTGTCGTAGTTCTCGCGGAATGTTATTCCTTGATAGCTTGCCTTTGCCATACTGTTATATCGTTATGGCCAAAGGTGCAACAGCTTCATAAGACTGCTCTACTTTTTTCACTACTCCGTTAAGCGAAACAGTAAATCCGTTAGCAAATCCTGTACCTGTAAGCGTGTAAACTCCATTAGCATCAGCAGCCACAAATGAATGTGTATAAGCAGCACCAGCAGCATCTTTCAATACTACATCAGCATCTTCAAGTGAATGAACCTCGTCTCCAGAACAACCTGTGTCAACTGTGAATTTAATAGAACTTGCAGATGCTGAAACTTGATTAAGCTCTACATCAAAGATTCCGTAAAGCAATACAGGAGACCATGTAGGCATCAATTTAACTGGGTTGCTTTCGTATTCTTTGTAGTCATCGTAAATCAAAGTAACTGGAGTGTATTGAGGTTTATCATCTAAAGACTCAATCATTTTTCCTACTTCGATACGTACACCTTGCCCTTTGATTTTTACACCGTCAAGCGAAACCCCTTTCAACTCATTAGCTGAAGTGTGCTCATATACTTTCATTTTCTTTCCGTGAAAAGAAGCGATTGCCTTGTGAGAACATTCTCCTAGCACTAAATTGAAAGTTCTAATTTTCTTTCCTGTAGCAGTTTTGTACTTGTTTCTACCTTCCCAATATGTGTCTTCAGTGTCAGCAATTGCCAACTCTTCAACCTCAAATAAAGGGAACAATTTTTTAGCTGCTATGTCTGTTTTCCAAACTGCTAAATCCTTTGCCGCTTCTTTAGTTGCAAATTCTTGATCGTCAGAAGCTAGTGTGTGCTTTACAACCGGAGCAGTTAAGCACTGATCTTTGGCTCCTGTGTTTTGGATTCCTGTCTCGTCTGCCGAGCATTCGATTATTTTACCCATGGTATGGTTTGTTTTAAATAATTATACGTACAATTTTTTTGTGCAATTTTTATTGATGATTAGGTCTAGTGTGATAATTACGCTATCCCATACATCAAGTTGCGGTGATTTCTTATTAGTGGAAACATTTGATTTTTCGACCCATGAAATACTGTCTTTGCCTACGGTTAGGACTAATTTTAATTGGTCAATCAAGTCGTTTGCCACTTTGTATTGTGTTGTAAAATCGCGGTTTTCGTTTAGCGTAGCCACATCAGAATTAGCAGAAATCCAGAAACTTACTCTCGTAAATTTGTAACCAGAAATCACTTCCTCAGCTTCCCAGTTTTCCTCTAACCAAATCAAAGGGTATTTGTTTTTTGTATCAGTGCCAATGGCTCTATCAATTGCTTTTTTATCCATCGAGATCAACCACTTGTTTAACGCATCTACATTTCCCCATCCATAAGCAACTGATTTGTCGTTATGAATGATTCTCTCTGTAGTTTTAATTAAAGCGGGGGGTAAACTAAATATCATAATAAGTCAATGTTTTAAGATGCGCTGTTACAGCATTTAAATAGTCCTCTTTATTGTCGAAAAGGAATTGATTTAAGGAAACGGAATCTTTGTTCGGGAAGCCAAAGCAAACCCATTGCACTAATTCGTTCCAAGCATCAACTCTTTTGTTTTTAGAAGATTCCTGTGTTGCGTTGTCTCCGTTTAAGCTTGCTTCACCTACTCCTGTGCTTAGTGTTCTTTCGTTTAAGGAAATGTAATAAAAAGCATATAAAGCAGCCAAAGATTCTATAATGTCAACACCAGCAACGGTAGCCACTTTAGTAACTAATCCCTTCCATTTTACAGTGTTTCCACAACTACCGGTATAAGACGCGCCGTTTACGAGTTTTCCCCACTTTGCATCAGATCCAGTTTTAACCGTCCAATATTTACCACCACCAAGCTCTACATTGGCTAATAGATCAGCATATAGGCTTTCGCCTAAAATCATTTGCAAACATTGACTTTCATATTTTTGAATCTGAATTAAATAATTCGTTTCAAGTTCGCCGTTTGGCTTTTGAATGTTTGCAATCTGATAATTTCCGTATGTAAAGTTTGATGGTCTAGTAAACATATTTTTGTTATTATTTAGATTTCTTAGATTTTACAACTTCCTTTAAAACTTCTTTCAATTCTACTAGCTTAGCTACTTTATCAACATTAATTAATTGACTGGCTAAAACACCATCGCATTTAAAAAAGTCTCCTTGTTTCTTGTCTGCAAAATCTTTTGTAAACTCTACCTCTTTCATATTATACTGGTACTGTAGCTAATGTTACTAAAGCAGCAGAGATAGAAGTTACTTCTAACCATCCTGTTCTGTCAACATTTCTAATTAATAGGTTTAAGCGTTTTCTAGCTTTTACGCTCATCATATCGCTTTCGAAGTCTCCTGTAGCATATCCAGTCTCAACTGTAACACCTGGGATTTCATAGATTTCACCGTAACGGCTGTCACCTATTGCCATAGTATTAGGAGCGAATGAATTACACTCAACAACTGACATTCCATCAACAACATTTCCGTTTTGGTCAGAGAATGGAGGTAAGATATAGTTGTTGTTTGCGTCTTTTTTCAACTTCATCTTAGTGATGTCAGACACGTTCATTAATGCAACGTTAGGGCTGTATTTACTACCGTAACCAGCAGTAATAGCTTCTCTAGCTTTTACTAAAAGATCGTAGATACTTGCATCAGCAATACCAGAAGCAGCAGGAACGAAATTAGGAATCTGAGCTTTCAATCCGTTGATGTTTGGTGAAGTTCCGTCTCCAGAAACTAAATCAGTATCAATCTTGATAGCGACACCAGTGTTTAAGAAGTTTTTCAACTCATTAGCGAACAAAGACGCATCATACATAAACTCTTCACTCATGGGAATGATAGAACCTACTTTTTGAAGTGTCAAAGTATTCGTTACCCATTTTGCAGTGTCTTCTGGAAATACTCCGTTCTCAGCAATTGCTGCGGCAGCTCTTACAGTAGTAGCAGCATCCCAGTCAACGAAACGAACTGTACCATTAGAATTAGCAGGAACAGGCACTTTTCTAAAGATGTCGTAAATCGTTAGTTTTTTATGTGCTAATTGCCCAATAGTTGTTAAGTCTAAAGCATTAGGATTACCTACTACAGCAGCTCTTAAAGTATCTGCTTTTACTTCGAAAGTAAAGTCTTTCCCTTTTTGAGTAGATGCTTTCAAACCTTCTAAATTAGCTTCAACTTCATCAACTAAAGTTTTTACTTCTTTTTCAGATTTTAGTTTTCCTTGTTTAAGGATTTCCACGCCTTGCGCCTCTACTGTTTCTTTTAAGGTTTTAATAACCTCGTCTTTAGCTGCTACTTTTTCTTCAATTGATTTCTCAATTGCTTCTTTAGCTGCTTTAACCGCGTTGTCAATCGCTTCTTTTGATTGACCTGCTTCGAATTCTCTTTTTTCGGTAGCGTAAGAATCTCTTTCCGCTGCTGACATTGCCTCTAATTGTGCGTCTGTTTTGTACTTAAACATAGTTTCAAATGTTTTTAGTTAATAAATACTTTTCTTTTTTGAGTTTCCTCGATTGGTTTTTCCTCTTTTATAAGGACTTCTTCAAGTGTTTCATCGGCTTGCTCAATGTCAAGTGATTTATCGGCTTGTATTTCGGTTGTTGTAATTGTAGGTGTAATAGGATTGCTTCCTCTTGGTACTGCTGAAAACTCAGCTAGTTTCGCTTCTTTCACGTACCAGAAATAACCCACTTCATCAACATCTTCTTTATTGGCTATAATTGGATAATACTTATCGAATCTATCTTTGTACTCTTTCATGTCTTCCATTTCTGAATTAGCACAAAACAAAATAGATACATATCTCATCCCTACTGAATGATTCTTAACCCATCCATTAGCATATTGATTGTACATGAATAAATTCCTGTTAGGATCAATTATAGATGTGTGCGACAAAGCTTCTGTTTCTCCTTCATAATCAAAACCCAACTCTTTAAAAGTGGTTTTCACTATTTCAGTTTTTGCATTCTCAGAAATGATGTTTGCAAATCCGGAGCGATGTTCTTGCAAGTGATCGAATCCTTTTTTATTATCAGAAACGGTTTTATTCCACAAGCCGTCACCATGTACATCTTGATGCGAATCAAAGAAATTAGTAGTGTTTGAAACTACAGTAACTTCGATGTTAGGCAAATTCATTTCCTTAGTATAATCAACTGATTTATTAAAAGGATTCATTGCTTTTAAAGAAATAGATTTCAAAGAAGTTAATACTTCCTTTGTAGCTCCTTCAACTTTTACCGAAAGCCCGTAGCAATCTGATTCCTTATATTGTTGTTTTTTTGCGTCAACAATCTTAGAAATATTTTCAGATATAGCCATAAACATATCCTCCTTATTGTCGAAACTCTTGTCTAATTCTTTACAGTGTAATTTCATTTCTTAACGGTTTTGTCTTTTAATAAGATTCCTTTTTTCTTCTCTATTTCTAATCGTTGCTTTTCAGTAAGGGTTTTATTTTTTAATAATTCCTCAATGTTTTTTTCGCTACTTTTCATTTAGAATGTTATTTTGGATTAATATCTCTTTCATTTGCGCTTCATTGATTAAGCCCTTTTCTAGCAGAATTACATACTGATCGATTAACTTCTTGTTTGTGTCAATATCTCTATTTTTAAGAATAGACATAGACCCTAAATGGTTGTAGTTTGCGCTTATCTTTCCCTTATTTGTAAACTCTGCATTTAAAGAATTGATTAAGTTGTTTACTAATGGAAATATTTCATTTTCTAATAGCGATAACTCAGCAACTCCTTTATTCTCAAAAGTGGCGTTTTTGCCGTAAGGACTCAACTCTATTGGGAAACCAAAAGCATCATAGATAGCTAAAGCATCTGGCTGTATGATTTTATAAAAATCCACATTGTTCAACTTCTCCGAAAGGTTTACCGCGTCCAGTCCTTTTGAAGCGACTATAATTCGGTTATCCATTCTGCGATTGTTTAACCTGTGTTCCATCTCTTCTTTTTGAGATGTTAAACCGCCTAGATTTTGAACCGGAGCATTTAAACCTTCATCAATTGTATTTCCCGCGCCTGTTTGCTTAGGCGAAACAATTGTAGTTCCTGAGTTTGTGATTTGAATGTTCTTTGCCTTTTGAGCTAAAGCGATATTTTCTACTTGTGATCGTAAAGGCTTGATTCTGGAATAACCTTTTTTATTGTCCCGGTTTCTTTTTGTGTCATAGAATAAAATCACATCAGATAGCGATACTATTTCTCTTTTCCCTTCAAATTCAAACTCAATCGTATCGTTTACAAATTCAATATTATCTGGATTGATATTTATTAATTGCATAGTCGCAAAGTTCCCAACTGAAATAAACTTTTTCCAAATTACAGTATAACCGGAAGACAAAAGATTGATTGTAAACTCTTTTAGAAACTCTTCTTTTGATTGGTGTTCGTTAGGATTGTTTATTTTTTCTAGTAATGCACTTGCTTTTTCATCTGTAAAAGTGGCGTTAGAAAACTTCTTAGCGATTTTAGTTATCACATTACTAAGAATGAAATTTGTTTCTTGAAGTTTTACAAAGTTTTCATCGTCACTATAACAAGCCCCTACTGTTGCGCCTATTCCAAGCGATTCAAGCAGCAAAGAAGAGTCTGCATCGCTTAAATTACCCTTACTAAAGTACTTACTGATAAACGTATTCTTCCAGATCCCCATTAACTATCAATTAATTAGTTACAAATATAGTAATTATTATTTTTATTTAGACTAAATAAGAATAAGATAATTTAACACAAAAAAACTGCATAGCTACTATTGTTCACTATGCAGTTATAAATCACTTATTCCACGAAATATTATTAACTATTTACTAAGCTTTTTTAGGTGT